ACCGTTAGCGGTAATTCTTCGAAAGCACAGGATATTGAAGTGGCAAGGAAAGAACTTGGATCTAGAGGTCTAAAAGTAGAGGAGCGTCTTAAGGAGATCGATCTTGTCGAAGACGATATTAACTCTAAGAATCTTGACGCTAGTGGTCATAGAGCAAATCATAAGATGGCTCTTAACTCGTGTAGACATATTAAGACTGAGTTAGATGAAGCTGAGAATGAAGTTACTGCTATTGATAGTAATGAAATCAAAGATCAAGAAGATCAACTTGAAGCCCACCATAAAAATCAAACTAAACTATTTGATGATAAAGAGACCTTAGGTATAGTTTCATCTATGCTGAAGGATGGTGGTATCAAGACTCGTATCATTAAGCAGTATGTGCCTGTGATGAACAAGTTGATCGGAAAGTATCTATCGGCTATGGACTTCTTTGTTCAGTTTGAATTAGATGAGAACTTTAATGAGACTATAAAATCTCGTTTCCGTGATGAGTTTTCTTATGCATCATTCTCTGAAGGTGAGAAGTTGCGTATCGATCTAGCATTACTATTTACTTGGAGAGCAGTTTCTAAGTTACGTAATTCTGTATCGACTAACCTATTGATTATGGATGAGATAATGGATTCGTCATTAGATGTTTCTGGCACAGAAGAGTTTCTAAAAATCATTGAAGAACTCTCCGCTGACTCCAATATCTTTATCATCAGTCACAAGGGTGACCAGTTGTTTGAAAAGTTTCACAGTGTTATAAAATTCGAGAAGGTAAAGAACTTCAGTAGAATAGCAACCTAGAAAGGAAAGACATGTCATTAGAAGCTAGACTTGAATCACTAGAGCGTAAGCATAAACATCAACATTCTCTCATTGAGGCTGCGGAAGCAGAGAAGGCGCCTGAGAAATTCGTCTATAAGATGAAAGCTGATAAGTTGAAACTAAAAGATGAGATTGAGAGTATAAAGCGTGATCTATCTATTTGATGTGGACGGAACTTTAACACCGAGCAGAGGCAGAATTGATGCTGAGTTTGGTGTTTGGTTCTCTAAATTTGTTGAGAACAACTACGTGTGTTTGGTTACTGGTAGTGATAGAGTGAAAACTATCGAGCAAGTTGGCGAATATATTTACTCTAAATGTGAACGTGTGTATCAATGTTCTGGTAACGATGTTTGGCAAGGTGATAGAAATATCAGAACTAATAGCTGGAAACTTCCTAAGCGAACACACAGTTGGTTGGAAGATAAGCTAGAAGAAAGTGATTTTAGTATACGAACTGGTAATCATATCGAACAGCGTCCAGGCATGGTTAACTTTAGTGTCGTAGGACGTAATGCTGATACAGAAGATCGTGCGAGATATTCGGTGTATGATGGATATCATGGAGAACGTGGACATATTGCCGATATGTTCAACGAGACTTTTCCTAACCTCAGTGCTACTGTCGCAGGTGAAACGGGCATAGATATCTATCCTAAAGACTCTGGTAAAGAACAGGTCTTGACAGACTTCGATAAATCTGCTATACTATGCTTTATAGGTGATATGTGTGAGAAGGGTGGTAATGACTACACGATCTCGCAAGCCATCGATAAAAGAGATAAATGTGAATTTTATAATGTTGAAGATTGGAGAGAAACATGGGACCTACTGAAACGAGAACTATAGTCGGCTTTACTGCCTCAACTTTTGATCTACTACACGCAGGTCATGTTGCGATGTTGAGAGAAGCTAAAGAGCAATGTGACTATTTGATATGTGGACTACAGATTGATCCTTCTGCTGATAGACCAGAGAAAAACTCACCCGTACAAACAATCGTTGAGAGATACACGCAACTTGCGGCTATTAGATATGTCGATGAGATACTTGTGTATGCTACAGAGGATGATCTAACAGACATCTTAGAGATGTATAGTATTGATGTTAGGATTCTTGGCGATGAGTACAAGGACAAAGAATTCACTGGTCGAGAACGATGCGAGACATTAGGCATAGCACTACATTTTAACAAAAGAGATCATAGGTTCTCTACTAGTGGCCTAAGAAAGAGGATCGCAAAACACTCATGAAAATACTCTTACCATATTCAACACACTTCGAAGTAGTGAAGACTCAGGACTCTAGTGGTCCTGTAATCACTGGTGGGATAGAAAAGTTCGTTCAAGACTTAGAGAATAATATTGACGGCATTATCCCAATATGTATCACTAAAGAAGACAAGGATAATCGTAACACTAAGCGAAAGATTACAGATGCTATTGCATTGCATAGACCTGATATGATATTGTTTAACAATCCTTGGTGGGGAAATATGATGAGAACATTTGGTGTTCCATTAATTTCTATTATGCATGAACCACTTGTACGTGACATACGTATGATAGAACTCGGTACAATACTTAAAGAACTGAATGAATACGGGGCACATATTTGGTTTGTGAGTCCACGACAGCTAGACTATCATAGAGTTATGTCACAGAGGATCAAAGACATTGACTTCGGTGAAGTGAAAGGCTTTATCAATCCATCTTATTTAGATAGCACTACTACAGTGTCAGAAGATTTACAGTATGATTGTACTACAGTCGGTAGATGTGATAACGAGAAAGCACCGTTTCTAGTTCATTTAAAGCTCCAGAGATCCGACCTAAATAGTCTTGTGATGACAAATGATGGAGTTTATAAGAGCGATACTGTTAACGATTACGTAGCATCAAATCAGCATTGGAATGCACCAAGTCACACCTTGCGTGGATTACCACACACTGATGTCATGAAGAACATAGCTAAGTCTAAAGTGTTTTGTTCTACATGGCCGAAAGAATCTTGGGGTATCACAGCAATGGAATCTTTAGGCTGTGGAGTACCAACTATTCTTATGACTGATGATAGCAATGCTCATGCGAGTGAGTCAATTGCGGCAGATAGTTCGCACTACATCAAAATCAATAGAAAGTGTTCTGATTCAGATTTCGAAGAAGCGGTACGCAGTCTAATGAACATATCACATGAGAAGCGTATAGAGATATCAGAAATGACCAAGAAAAAGCACAGCTTAGAAAATTGGAAATTAGGTATTGACAAGATGATCGAAATGCGCTATAATGATACGAACAAAGCATATTCAGATTTAACGGAGTTTTTTACATGAGTGAAACAAGCATAAAAGAGAGTTCAAATTACGATAACTATATGGACGATGAGGCACGTAAGAACGATTCTTATAGTATAAGCCTAGACAGATTCTTTGATGAGCCTATGGAAGACAAGCTTGTAGATGCTACTAAAGTTAATAAAGTTGTGCAAAACGACATCTGGAAATCAATCTACGTCCACTTTAGAACACAAGATCACATGGTAGACTTCTGTACTAAGATCAATCAGATGATACCTGGTTATGTTAAAGAGACTTACTATCCGTTAGAGCCGTCTAACTCATTGATCAAAAACGATGATAAGGTTGATGTGTCTCCCGATCTTTTGGTAGCTGAATATAATGGACCAGGCTTCAGTAAAGTCAAGTCTGTCGAATCAGATTACGAATCGAACTGGAAGAAGCACTGGGTTGGTATGCCAGAATACACTCAAGAAGATAAGATTAAATTCAGAGCAATCACATTAAATTTCAGAAGCGAATCAGACTACAAAGAGTTCTCGCAGAAGATTGGTCAAGATATGACTGAGAAGACTAAGAGCATTTGGCATCCAGAGCAGTTCATCACGAAGAACATGTTGCTACGTTGGATTCAGCCAGAAGGCAGAACTTTACCTGAACACCCAATGTACATCGTATCGAAGGGTCGTGCAGATTCGATGTTTACGTCTAGATCGTTGTCTCGTATGGAGATACCACATTATATTGTGATTGAGCCTCAAGACCTCGATGCTTATGATAAGGCACTTGACGTATTCAAAATGAGGGATTACGTTACTCTGTTAGTAGCACCTTTCTCCAATCATGGTGATGGTCCTGGTCGTGCTAGAAACTGGGCATGGGATCATTCGATTAGTATCGGCGCTACAAGCCACTGGGTACTTGATGATAATATCTCAGATTTTTATAGATTACACAACAACGAAAGAATTCGATTTGAGAGCGGTGCAGGCTTTCAAGTAATGGAAGACTTTGTATCGAGGTACGATAATGTTTACATTGCTGGTCCACAGTATCGGTTCTTTATTGATCCAAATCAAAAATATCCTGCTTACGTTGCCAATACACGCATATATTCTACTCTTCTTATTCGTAATGATTGTAAGCATAGGTGGAGAGGTAGATATAACGAAGATACTGATATCTGTCTCAGAATAATGAAAGACGGAGATTCGTGCCTACAGTTCAATGCGTTTATGCAAGGTAAAGCCGCAACTCAAACAGTTAGTGGTGGTAATACTGCTGAATTCTATCATGCTGAGAATACTGAGAATGAAGATTTCAAAGAGACTGGATACAATACTGAAGGTACTGTAAACAAGTCGCAAATGTTAGTTGACATGCACCCAGACGTAGCAAGACTTGTCTGGAGATACGGCAGATGGCATCACTTCGTTGACTATGGTCCATTTAAGAAGAATAAACTCAAATTCAAAGATGGATTTCAAATGCCTACTGGTATCAACAACTACGGTATGGAACTGGTAAGAGACTTTGATTGGAAAAATACTTTAGTTAAATGATAGAAAAAGCTTGACATGGACTGTCCATGTGCTATTATATACGTATTGATAATGATTTAGTGAGAGCGTGATTATGCAGTATGTCGTGAACCATAGTATGTCGATGAAACAGAAGTTCTTAGATGAAGGACTCACTCTACCCCAATGTATTAATCCAGGCTGTAGTCGTAATGTACAAGTACGAGCTTGGTCTAACTGGTCATTCAAAACAGAATGCGGTACTTGCTACAAAGCACGTGCCACTGGTATAAGCGGTAAGGCTATGGAAGGTATTACCATTCATAAGAAGACTTACTGCGAGAATGCTGACGGACACTTGGGATGGATATGTCCAGTTGATGCTAGTGCTTTCGTTTCATTAGACATGTTAAACGCCCTTGATCTAGAGCATACTGATGGTGACCACAACAACAACGACCCAGAGAACGTCAAGACGATCTGTAAACTGTGTCACGGTAAGAAGTCTATGAAGTACGGTGACTTCAGCAACCAGAAGTTATCTGCAAGAAAGTTTAATTAATATCAAGAAAGGGGTTGACAAAGCCCCAATAGTATGCGATAATACGTACATAAGATAACAAAAGAGAGTATATTATGATAGTAACAGTGATTCACAAAGCGTTCGAAAAAGACCCAGTGACAGTCGCAGAAGTTAATTCTCCTGCCTTAGCTACAGTAGATGAAGCATTAGAATATGCTTATCGATGGACTAACAACATTATGGGCTCTTGGTCACGAACAGATATCGAAGACAATAATGATGAGAATCCAAACGTTACTGTCCTAGCTCCACTAATCGAGAGCGATGGTAAAACTTACGGACTTCGTTCTACTTCAATGAATGACTTAATGATCGCTAACGGTAGAACATATGAAGTGGCTATCTGCGGTTTCAGTGAGGTAGCATAATGAAGAAGGGTAGAAAAGACTTTATATTCGATTTAGAGACTATTGGCGCAAACGTATTTGTTTGTCCTGTGGTTGACGTTGCCTATACCATATTTGAGTGGGATAGGTTCATCGAAGACCCTTATACTTTTGAAGAAGTTGCCGCTACCGTTCAGACTCAAAAGGCAGACGTATCTGACCAGATGACTAATTATGGATGCAGTTTCAATAAGGCAGATGTTGCTTGGTGGGAAAGTCTTCCTAAACTCGCACGAGATAAACTCAATCGAACAAGTAATGACTTGACAGCCGTAGAGTTTTGTGATACAATACTCACATATCTTAGAGAAGAAAAGAACGTAGATTATTGGTGGTCAAGGGGTAACACTTTTGATCCAGTTATACTAAACAGACTGATGCTTGCCACTGATAGAGTGGACACATTCAACCAATATCTTAAGTTCTATAAAGCGAGAGATGTTCGTAGTCACATTGATGCTAAGTTCAACTACACGACAAGAAATGGTTTTGTTCCTGTAGCTGATGAAGAGTATTGGAAGACAGCGTTCATTGCACATGATAGTTCCCATGACGTTGCGGCAGATGTCATGAGATTGCAAACTATACATAGAGCCGAACATGACTTGGAGCAAACTGCACGATGATTAAACAAACAACTACAGTTCTTGATAATGAATTCGGTACAGCAAATAGTGGCGCCCAACGTGAGGCACTAGGTGTGCCTTATATGCGTCAACTTCCTATGGAAGGTTTAGCCGCAGGTGCCGCCGCACTTGAGTATGGTGCAATGAAGTACGCAGATCGAAACTGGGAAAAGGGTCTACCTTGGCAACAAATGATCGATAGTCTTAAACGACACATCGATGACTTTGAGCGAAGAAATGACTATGATAATGGTCCTACCGGTTCTGGTCTACATCACGTTTGTATGATCATGGCAGGTTCATTAATGCTATCAAGTTCAGTTATACGTGGTATCGGTGAAGATGATCGTATGCCTGAGTTAGATGGTGGTGCGCTAAGTGCTAAAGATTGTGCTAAGTTCATAAGCGATCAACTGAAACTAGCTGAAGAGTTTAGAGCAACAAGGAGTGTGGTAAAATAAGATGGAAGACTTAGGGTGTTCTGCTATAAATAATAAGAGCGGAGTAAATGTGATTTTTAATATAAACAAGGTGAATAAAATATGAAATTTAGTAACGAAACGATGAGTGTACTCAAGAACTTTTCGAGTATCAACCCGAGTATTGTCTTTAAGTCAGGCTCGACTATTCGAACAATCTCTCCCCAAAAAACAGTTATGGCTGCGGCAACAATTGGTGAAACAGTTGAGCAACAGGCAGGCGTATATGACTTGTCAAGATTCTTGGCAACTCTATCTTTATTCGAAAACCCAGAAGTCGTATTTGGTACAGATCGTTTTACTATTAAGGGTGGTAAAAGCGAACTCAAATACACATACACTTCTGAATCATTGATAGTTTCCCCTCCTGATAAGGACATAGTTGTTCCTGATCCAGAGGCTACGATCAATGTTAGCTGGCAAGCTATTGACAGTGTGATCCGTGCTACGGGCGTACTACAGTTGCCAGAAGTTGCTTTCTCTAGTGACGGGAGTACTATTACACTCTCTGCTGTAGATAGCAAGACATCAACGGCTGATAGTTACGATGTGATTATTGCTGAAGGTGTTGAGACCCCACCCTTTAATATGATTATCAAAACTGATAATCTCAAACTAGTACCAACCGACTACGAGGTCACATTGTCTTCTAAAGGTATGGCACACTTTAAATCCGATAAAGTCCAATACTGGATCGCAATCGAATCTCGTTAAAATCATATATAGGAGAATATTATGACAGATGAAACCCAAGTAGCTTCAGGTGAAGCACAAGTAGAAGATCAAGCGCAAGAGCAAGAGCAAGCACCTGGTCTTTCACTGAATGACATTTCTGCGGCAGTTCAGATCATTGATGTAGTCACACCACGTGGCGCATTTCGTGGCGAAGAACTAGCAGGAGTAGGTATGGTACGTGAACGCTTTATGGCATTCTTGCGTCATGCTAAAGAGCAAGGTCAGGATGTTACTTTGCCAGGTGAAGCACCAGCAGAAGCACCACCAGCAGAAGCACCAGAGGCTTAAGCTAAAAACTGAGAGAGGTGGTTGAGAATGACTTGACTGCCTCTCTCTTTTATTGTATACTGATGTATGTGATGTAAATATATTATGGAGTTTTATTATGCAAGACAATTTTTTATGGGTAGAGAAGTATCGCCCACAAACGGTCTCTGATGCTATTTTACCTGATGAACTGAAAGCGACTTTTCAGCAGATGGTAGATCAGAAAAACGTACCGAATCTTTTACTTTCTGGTCGTGCAGGAATAGGTAAGACTACTATTGCAAAGGCTATGCTAGAAGAGATTGGTTCTGACTATATAACCATTAACGGTTCTATGAACGGTAATATCGATACACTTCGATATGAAATTTCTAACTTTGCTTCTAGTGTATCTTTCACTGGCGGTCGCAAGTATGTGATCCTAGACGAAGCAGACTATCTAAATCCTAATTCTACACAGCCAGCACTTCGTAACTTTATGGAAGAGTTCTCGAAGAATTGTGGCTTTATCATGACCTGTAACTTTAAGAACAGGATCATTGAGCCTCTACATTCACGTTGTAGCGTTGTAGAATTCGCAATCGAAAAGGGCGACAAGCCTAAACTTGCTTCACAGTTCTACAAGCGTGTTTGCAAAATACTAACTGATGAAGGTGTTACTTATGATCAAAAATCTGTGGCTGAACTTGTGCAATTATATTTCCCTGATTGGCGCAGAGTGCTTAATGAATTACAGCGTTATGCTACTACTGGTAATATTAATGCTGGCATCCTAGCCAACAAATCTGGTGATAGTATCAGTGGTCTCATCGATCTGATGAAGAGCAAAGATTTCACTGCCACACGTAAGTGGGTTGCTGAGAACATTGACGTAGACTCTGCTGTTCTGTATCGCCAACTATATGATGTATTACCATCTAAGGTAAACTCTACTCAAAGCGTAGCAGACGCCATCATAATCCTATCTGAGTATCAGTACAAAGAAGCATTTGTTGCAAACACTGAAATCAATCGAGTTGCGGCTCTTGCCACTCTTATGGCTGAAGTGGATTGGAAATGATCAATCTTGCAGGGGAGTACATCTTGACAGCGGATGACATAGCTCATTCTCTGTTGGAACATTATGACACTCGGTATACCATTAAGATCGAAGATTCGACAAAGATGGGTTTTAGACTCATTAGCGATAAAGGATTACTAGAGAAGGAGTCTGATTCGGTACATGAAAAGTCTGGTGTATATGCCATATTCAAAGATCATCATTGTTTGTATGCAGGTCAATCTGGAAAGAGCATGGGTAACAGACTCGGTAGATTTGTGAAAGAAGTTCGTAGATTATCTACGAGTAAAGAGAAGCATTCTGCTGGTAGAAAATACCGTGAGATGTGGGGTGAAGACTTCTCGGACATGACTGTAGAGGTCTATTATCTAAAAGAACAGGTTAATGTCAAGAGATATGATGTTGAGCAATCTATGATCCGTATACTCAAGCCTTTGCTTAATGTGCGGGGTAGGTAATGAAACTTAATCCTTTCAGTAAGACTGCGGATAAGATATGCTTAATGTGTGAATCTTCAGTTGGTAAGAACCCCGCTGAAGTTCGTTACAAATATCGTGACGGTGAAGGTGTTGCGTATCTGTGTAAAGAATGTAGTGATAGTGTCAACCAAGATACTATTGACAAGGAGCATAACGATGAGTTCTCCGTTTGAATATGTAAACAGTATAAATTTTACCAAGAAGAACATGATGCGTGATAGTGAGAATGATGTACTCGCTGAGAAGGGCTACGAGCCATGGCTTGTGAACAAAGCTTTGTCTTACTTTCCCGACACCATACTTCACGCAAATCTAATGAATCAGTGTCACCATCTGGATAAGCGACCCCAGTACGAGTGTCTTATAAATAGCATTAGACCCAAGAAGAGATTCAGCAAATGGGTTAAGAATGCTAGTAATGAGGAACTTGAATTGGTGTGTAACTATTATAAATGTAATAGAATTATCGGTCAAGAATATCTATCTTTGTTGTCTAGTGAGCAGTTGGGCATTATGAAACAACAACAAGACACAGGTGGAATTAAAAGATGAACTTAATAGATAAACTAGTTGAAGTGACTTTGCCTAATGAAGAGAGTTTCCTTAAGGTAAAAGAGACCTTAACACGTATCGGCATTGCATCAAAAAAAGAACAGAAATTGTTTCAATCATGTCATATCTTGCATAAGCAGGGTAAGTACTACATTGTACATTTCAAAGAACTATTCATGTTAGATGGTAAAACTAACGACTTCTCTGAAGAAGATCGGGCACGTAGAAACATGATTGTTACCTTGTTAGAGGAATGGGAATTAGTCAAATCAGTTGACGCTTCTAAGATCGTAGAGCCAGTTGCTCCTTTATCTCAGATCAAGATTCTTCCTTTCAAAGAGAAAGACCAGTGGGAGTTGATTGCCAAATACAGCATAGGCAAGAAGCGATAATACTTTATACAATTTAAAACAAGGAATATATTATGACGCAAGAAGATATCGATACATTGGCATCTGAACTCCATATCGGCACTGCAAATCAGCAGTTGGCTGAGAACTGGACACAAATTGTACCAGTCCCCCCATATACGTTGACGTACTCTCTCGATGATCGAATGGGAGATATGCATGACATACACATGGGTGACGAACTAAAGATTTATAAACTCTTTCCTGAAGCGCATCTACCAACGTATGGTAGCGAATGGGCGGCATGCTTCGACTTATCAGCATCTCTTCGTGAAGAAGATAGTCTCGCAGTATACGGTCACAACAACACTAAAACTAAACGCCCCATGCACGAACTCCTAAACGGAAAACGAGGTATCACTATCTATAGTGGTGAACGATGTCTAGTGCCAACTGGTTTAGTGTTCGACTTAGATGAGAGCCAGTCTCTAAGAATTCATGCACGTTCAGGTTTAGCTTGGAAGAATGGCATTACAATAGCAAACTGTGAAGGCATTATTGATGCAGACTATACTAACCAAACATTCGTTATGCTATATAACATCTCTAGCGATCCATTCGCAATTCTTGACGGCATGCGGGTTGCTCAAGGTGAAGTTGTAGATCAGAAAGCGCAACTGGAATTCACTGTAGTTGATGTAGAGCCAGAGCCTAAGACTGATCGTGAAGGCGGATTTGGTTCAACGGGAGTTTAGATATGTACAATAAAGACCATATGTACAATAAAGACCAACTAAGTTTTAGATTCTATGATATAGATCCAGAGCAACTATCGTTTGACTTTCCATATGACCCAAAGAGCCTATACTGCCAAACCGATTTGTTCGATGGATTAAGCACCAATTCGCAACTGTCCATAACTGGTACCACAAACTCTGGATTGAGTGTGATGCAGTTACAAGTGACTGATAATGGACTACATATTCGTCAAGAGAGGCAGACTTGGATTAAAACTAAAATAGCAAACTGGTTAGGAATCAAATATATAGCATCATGATAGAGAAGGAGCAGTTACCTTTACATCTAGATTACATAGCCACTTCTAACTCCGTGATATGTATTCAAGACTTTTCTTTTAGTGCTTACGGTGGAACGATAGGTTATATCACTCCACAACCAGAGTACATGCTTTTGCAATTAGACAATAAGCCTTCGTTGCTTCGAAGACTTGCTTACAGTCTACTTAATATAAAGTGGGAACTGAAAAGGTCATAACTCCTCTTTATAAACTCTATGCAAAAAAGTAATGATCTTTTTTGAGTTTATTGATAAAAGTCATAACTAATTTATATAAATAAAAGTGAGTCGCTTTCGAGGGCTCATAACTTTAACCCTTGCTTAACAGGAGGTCTATAATGACTTACATGCAAACAAAATATGATCCATTCACGACAGTTGGATTTGATCGAATCTTTAATCGCATCGAACAGATGCACTCAGCTACGGCTAAAACTGTCACATACCCGCCTTATAATATCACGAAAGAAAGTGATACTACTTTCATGGTCGAAATGGCTATCGCAGGTTTCACTGACGATGACATTGATATCCATGTAAAAGAAAGTGTGTTGACAATAGTCGGCAGTGTTAGCGATACCGATGAGAAGGAATACCTTCATAAAGGCATTGCCGCAAGAGCGTTTGAAAGAACGTTTACTCTAGCCGAAACAGTGGTAGTTAAAGATGCCGCACTCAGTAATGGAATGCTGAGAATTTTGTTAGAAGATGTCATCCCAGAGGATAAAAAAGCACAGAAGATTGTGATCAATAAGTCCTTTAAAGGGGTAGATACAAAAGAACTACTCACAGAGTAATGACACGGGTGGGAGCTTCGGCTCTCACCTTAATATTAACTTCTTCCATAGGAGTATAAAAACTGATGAAGAATGCAATCTCTTTCATTAAGAGTTGCGATGGTGAATTCTGCGACATGATATCTCAATTATCATTGTTAGCGATGTCCACCTTTGTAATAGCTAGTTGTCTATCAACACTAGCATAAGATCCATGACACCAGCGGTGGACTAATCTAGACCACCGTTTTTCAGTTTTAAGACTTGACAATGGCACTAAACCGTGCTATAATGTATACATCAAATGATTAATTGTGAGAGACTATATTATGCAAACTGTACAAAGCCTACCCACCCTCTACAAACGTGATAGTAAAGGTAAGATACGAGTACTGACTATAGAAGTTGGGCTAGTCGAACATGGTTTTCCTACTAATACTGAAGACCTATTTGGAACCAGATCAATAGCTGGATTGCAAGAAGGTAAGTTAGTTACCTCTGGATGGAAAATCAGCGAACCTAAGAATGTCGGCAAAATCAATGGCACGACATCACGTACTCAAGCCGAATCAGAAGCCCAAGCGAATTGGGACAAGAAGGCAGAGAAAGAGTACTTCCCAAAAATAGAAGACGTAGATTCCTACGAACGATTCAAGCCCATGCTTGCTGGCGACTACACAAAGCGTCATCAATCTGAGGGATTCAGTCAGCCTAAGTTAGACGGTATTCGCTGTCTTGCTGATAAGAATGGTCTATGGACACGTCAAGGCAAACCAATCAATAGCTGTCCACACATCTGGGAATCAGTTAGGTCTATCGTAGAGAATAGTCCTGATATCGTTCTAGACGGAGAGTTGTACAACCATGACTTGAAAGAGGACTTCAATAAGATCACTAGCCTTGTTCGTAAAAGTAAGTCTACGCCTGAAGATATTCTTGAAGCAGAGAAGATGGTAGAATATCATGTGTACGATATGTTTAGCAGTGTTACTCCCAATCTTCTTTTCGCACAACGTACTCATGTACTAGAGGCAATTATCAAATCAGAGGGATGCACTCAACTAGTTCCCACTACTTACTGCCCAGATCAAGAATCGCTTGATGCCATGTATGGACAATACATGACTGATGGTTATGAAGGTCAGATGGTGCGTAACGACATCGTGTATGAGAACAAACGCAGTAATGGATTACTGAAGCGTAAAGAGTTTATCACTGAAGAATACGAAGTCGTTTCTATGGAGCAAGGACAGGGTAACTGGCATGGACATACGAAGCGTTTTATCCTACGTATGCCAAATGGTGAGACGTGTGGTTCTGGTGTTAGAGGCAAACAAGACGTCCTTAAAGCACTTTGGGATTCTCAAGTGTCTCCTACGTGGGCAACACTGAGATACTTTGGCTTAACGCCTGATGGTGTACCACGTTTTCCAGTAGTTGTAGATTATGGGACGGGTGAACGTACTGACTAATTTACTTGACTTTTTGTTTCTTATACTGTACAATGTAAACTATAACATACAAAATGAGGTAATAAATTGAGTTTTTACACTTGTGTTAATCGCTACGGCAACAAGATTCTATATCGTGGTTATGATGATAATGGTGAACGGTTTCAGACCAAGATCCCCTTCAAGCCTACTATGTATCTACAATCTAACAAGCCAGCCACCAGTGGTTGGAAAGCATTTGACGGCACTAATGTTGAGCCTATAGAGATCGACTCTATGAGCGAAGCGACTGAGTTTGTTAAAAAGTATGAAGGTATTGATAATTTCAAAATACACGGCAACAACAACTTCGTTGCACAGTTTATCGCTGAGAAGTTTCCCGGTATCGTACCATACAGTCTAAAGAAGATCGAAGTTGGCAACATCGATATCGAGGTTATGTCTGATGAGGGTTTCCCAGAGCCAGA